AACTGTGTCTACAACCACCGTCCGTGGTGTGGTGGAGGATGTGACCGAACGTGAGATCAACGATCTGATAAAAAGCGCGGACAAAAAACTTACGATTGCAGCGGCTGATCTAGCGTTTGAACCTGCCGTCTCTGATCAGGTAACAGTTGCTGGCCGCGTGATGCAAACAGTAGAAGTTCGCAAAATTGAACAGGACAATACAGCAATCGTATTCGAAATCTTTTTGAGGGAGTAACGTGCCACGCCAAATTAGACTTGATCAGATCGACGACTATGCGCTGGATCAGATCAAAACTTTAGTTAAAGTTGCCACGCTAGAAACTGATCGAAGGTTAAAGCTTAATACACCAGTTGATACAGGACGGCTACGCGCTAGTTGGCAGATCAAGCAAGAAGAATTCAGCGGAGCAGTTTTTAACAATCTTCCTTACGCACCCCCAGTTGTTGCAGGTGTTGACCTGCCGCCTTCATGGAAGGGTATTCAACGTACCACGCCGTTTTTAGACGCTGTTGCCAAAGACATCCAGACTTACATTGATTCTGAAGCTGGCAGAATTGGGCGCACGTCATGAGCTTAAATACTCTGCGTTCTTTGATTGAAGGACGCATCGCTACAGAGTTTGCAGGCGCTCCGATCCTGCAAGTTGCCTACCAGAATGTTCCCTTCACGCCGCCCAATAACGCAAGCTGGATTCAGACGCAGATCATCTGGGGTGATTCTGCTTACCTAACGATCCTGACCAGTGCTACACGCGGAACAGATGATGGCTTTAATCGCCGTAACGGCACGTTAATCTTCAATATTTTTACTCCAAGGGGGCAAGGACCAGGAGCAAGTCTGACCATCGCTCAGCGTTGCATTGATCTGTTTTCACGTTTGCAGCTGCAAAATATAAAATTTGACGCTGCAAATGGACCGCGCACTAGCGAACCGGCTGTGCCGGAAGGGTTTTACCAAGCACAGGTCACCATAACTTTTGAGGCTTTTGAGCAGAGTTAGAATCTCATTAGCCACCTACCGTTCAAACAATGGCTACTGTTCTGTCCGGTACGTCCGGCGCTCTTTATTACAAGCCTGCTGGTACTGAGGCTACCTTTGCGGAAGCCGCTGTTTCAGTCGCCAACGATGAAATCACCGTTGCTACCTTCCTGAACTTCAAGGTTGGTGATCCGGTGCAGTTCAGCGTGGTGAACACTGAAACCGGGGGTGCTGGCTCTGGTACTCTGCCTGCTGGCATCTCGGCTGCCACCACCTATTACGTCATTAGTTACACGGCTTCTACTGGTGTGTTGCAGGTTTCCGCTACCGCTGGCGGTTCCACCATCAATATCACCGATGATGGCACGGCTGTAACCCCTAACGCCTTTCAAGTTGCCTACGCTTCTTATGCGGCTGTGGGTGATGTGCGCGAGTGGTCGTTTGAAATCACCCGTGAGGAAATTGACGTTACCACCATTGGACAAACCCTTGGTCAATACGCTCCTTTCCGTCAGTACATCACCGGCTTTGCTGATGGCTCCGGTAGCGCCATGGTCTACATGACCGATGACGATACCAACCTGTCTAACCGAATGGTGGTAGACGTGCTGCAGCGTCAGCAAACCGGCGCAGCCTTCAAGCTCTACATTGACCGGGTGTTAAGCGGTGGTAACGTTAGTTCCGCTCTTAGCCGTAGCATTGAGTTTGAAGCAGTGCTGACCTCTGCCAGTCTGAATGTCAACCCTGACGATGCTCAGATAGTTGAGATCAACTTCCGTCCGTCTGCTGCACCCACGTTTGACTTCAGCAAGAGCTAACAACAGTCTTCTGGGTTTTTTGCCCCTGGGTTGCACCGGGGGCTTTTTTGTGCTTAAAGTGCTAACCAGTTACTTATTTTTATGTCTGCCACTCAGTCAGTTCGTGCGCTTGATCGCCTGAAAAAAGCCGCCAACCTCGTTCCTGTTAAAAAAACAGTGACCCTTAGTGACGGGAGCGAGTTTGAGTTCTGGCACACGGCGTTGACCATGGCGGAACGTGAAAAGGCAATGAAAGCCGCTAACAGCAATGACCCTAATGCCTTTGCTGTTCAGTTGCTTGTAGCTAAAGCATTGGACGAAAATAGCGGGCGTATGTTCAGCGCAGGCGATGTGGCTGAATTGAAAAACGAAGTCCGAGACAGCGATTTGCAACGGATCATCTTGGCACTCGTTCAAGATGACATCGTTGAAATTGAACAGGGAAAGTAAAAGCGGAGTTGAAACGAGACGGGTTACTTCAACTCCAACTGCAACTAGCCAAGGAACTGGGTATGACCATGACTCAGTTAACAGCCCAGGTTACGCTTGAGGAACTGCAACTATGGGCTGCCTACTTTGAGATCGAGCATGAACGCCAGAAAAAAGCAGCGAAACAGCGATAGACTGATAACAGTGAAGTAATAGCCGTGACCGCTGTAGCCAACGTTGCCATCAATGTTGATGCGAAAGGCGCAAGGGCTGCGTTACAGGGCTTAAGTGGCGTTGTAGATGGTCTCGGCAATAAAATCAAAGGGCTTGGCGATAGGTTGACAGGACTTGGCGGTATCGCGGCATCGCTTGGTGCTGGCGCCGCTCTGAGTGGTTTTGTCCGTGCTGGTGTTGAGGCTGATCGTACTGCCAAAACAATTAAAGCCTTAGCTCAACAATATGGGGAAGCTGAACGTGTTACTAACTTTGCCAATGATGCGGCAAACAAATTCGGTTTAGGGCAGACTACAGCAGCTAAAGCAGTAGCTGATTTATATGGAAGGTTGCGCCCGATGGGCATCAGTTTAGAGCAGATTCAGTCAACATTTATTGGAGTCAATAATGCAGCCGCTTTAATGAATTTGTCTGCAGCGGACACTGATGGCGTAATGTTGCAACTCAGTCAAGCAATGGGTTCAGGAGCCCTGCAGGGTGACGAGTTGCGCTCAGTTATGGAGCGACTGCCAGCAATAGGACAAGCTATTGCAAAGGTAATGGCTGTGGATGTTTCTCAGATTAAGCAACTTGGCAGCGAAGGTAAAATTACAACCGATATTATCGTCAAGGCATTAAACGGACTTGCTGGTGTAAAAGCGCCACCGCCAGATGCCTACAAGCTATTCCAAAAAACACTGGAAGACTTAAATACAACGATTGGCACAAAGTTGCTGCCAGGATTTACTCCTTTGGTTGTAAAAGTCTCAGAATTGACCAATCAGTTCTTGAAGTTAAACGGTGCTGGCACTATTGTTGAAGCCTTAATGCCTTTGCTGAATTTCCTGACGCAGCTTCTCTCTGCTTTTTCTAAACTGCCGCCTGGGGTACAGCAATTTATCATACAAGTTACGGCACTTGCTGGTGTTTTTGCGCTTGTCGCTGTTCCGTTAGGTATTTTCTTGAAAACGTTTGGCGGCATCATCCTTGCCGTTAAAGGTGTTATTACCGCAATCTCCGGTTTATCTATTCTTTCAACCATGGCAGGATGGCTTGGTGCTGTGATGCCTATTCTTACAACTTTAGGCGGTGGACTTTTAACTTTAGGCAAAATCCTTATTGGGTTATTTACTGGTCCAGTCGGATGGGTAACGCTGCTAGTGCTGGCAGGTGTTGCAATCTATGCATTTAGGGACAAGATTGGTACAGCATTTAACGCTATTGGCCAGTTTGTGGCAAATGGTGCCAAGCAGTTTTATGACGCATTCATTGTTCCTGTTGCTAAATGGGTATCACAGGCTTACGAAGGCATAGTAAATACCTTTAAGAGAATGGCAGATGCACTGAGATCTCCCTTTGTTGCAGTAGCAAACATGATTAAAGGCGTGCTAAACCAAGTTTTGTCCGCCATAGCCAATTCTATGAACGCGGTTGTCAGGGCACTCAACAACATGATTGCTGGTGCAAATGCCGCTCTACGCCGGATGCGTTTGCCGGAAATACCCTATTTGCCATACATCCAAGTTCCGCAATTTGCTCAGGGCGGTTATGTAGACAGACCAACGCTTGCTTTAATTGGCGAAGGCGGCGAGCGCGAATTTGTAGTTCCTAAATCTAAAGCAACAGATTTTGCCAAGCAGTGGCTTAACAGCAGAAGCGCGGGCGGTGCAGCAGCTAATCAATCAAATCCGGTAATTAACATTCAAACTGGCCCAGTATTAGAACAGCAAGGTCAACGCTATGTAACGGTTGAGGATCTTGAGAAATCACTACAGACGATGGCTGTCAGCCTGCTGAATAACAATCGTTCACCTGGTGGCCGACGCTTTGCGGGGGTCGGCTGATGACTAATAGATCACAGGCGCAATACCTGCGCATCTTTAATGAAAACACTACCTATACCAGATGGCAGAGCTACTACATCGGGACAACCGTTACATGGCAAAGCGCCTCGTGGAGTTATCACCCCTTCAATGCTGACGGGTTGATCGGTGGCACTTCGGGGTCAGATGTGGGTGTGTCGATTGAAGTGCCTGCTACATCAACGGCGGTTCAGGTCTTTACTGATGCTTTATCGAGCAACCGCCTTTGCCAACTGCTGATCTATGAGTTTAACTCATCACGACAACAGGTTTCACCGCCATCGAATCAGTTGCTGATCGGCAGTTATGTCGGTGAGGTGACGGGCATCAGCGGGTCTTTCTCTTTGCTGCAGGTGCAGCTAGGCTCCAGTTTGGCACCAGTCGGTGCCCAGACACCACCTCGTAAGTACACCAACTACCTAGTGGGCGCACCAATCCGGCTATGAACGTTAGGTTCAACGATCCGCTTTCTCTGCTGCCCTATCAAACCGGGCTGCTGGTGACGCCGCTGAAAGAAGCTGCTGCGCGTGGTCAGAGCTCGCTTGATAGCAAGCAAACAGCCGTTGTTCTTGGTGAGCCTATCCCGATTGTTTTCTGTCGCCGCCTAAGTAATGTCGGCGGTGTATTCGTAAGCCCTAGTGCAACTGAGGGCAGATTCTCAAACAATGCATCCACCAATGAGTTGACGGTGCGGCTGCAGTTAGTGCTGAGCGAAGGCGATCTACCGCAACTGCAGATCCGTGATGTATTCCAGCGGGCATGTCGTGTCGGTACTTGGAAGCAAAGCTATGACAGCCGCACTGAAGCATGGTTACCTGGCAACGTCATTACATCAGTCGCCGGCAAAAAGTTCTGGAATTGCCCGTATTACTGCGGCACTGGTGGAACCTATGACAACATCACAACACTAAGCTATCTAAACACTCACGCTGACGGTGACGAGACATGGGATAAGCAGGTCCATTGTTTCGTCCGTCAAGGGATGAAAGTCACCCGTATCTTGGATGACACTTTAGGGCCTAGCAATAATGTCGTTGATCTGGCTCTGTATCTGATACGTCAGAGCAGCCGCTTCCCTGAGGCGATGCTTGACCTCGATGCAATGGAAAGCGCAGCATTATTCACTAATGCCAACGGGTTTTTCTATAACGGTTTGTTCGATCAGTCAAATAATTTAGAAGATTGGCTGCAAGGTATCAGCCGAAATTTCTTGCTAAGAGTCAGCGACAAAAATGGCAAGAAGGCATTTAAGCCGCGCTTGCCAGTCAATGACAACGGGACAATCAAGACCACAACCATATCGTGGGTATTTACTTTTACTGAAGATCACATCCTTCCAGATGGTTTTGAGATTGAATACATTTCACTGGCTGAACGCAAACCAATCTGTGCTCAGATGTTATGGCGGCAGCAACCTGACGATGACATTGGCATCATCCGCGTGATGCAGGTTCGTTTCAGTAATGAAGCAGCAAACGGTCCATTTGAACAAATTGATCTTAGTCAGTTCTGCACATCAGAGAATCACGCAGTCAAGGTTGGCGCCTATGAGGTGGCACGTCGCAAATATGTGACGCACAGTCTGCGGCTTCGCATCAAGCCCGATGCCTTCAACAGCACGCTCACGCTTGGCGACATCGTGCGTGTTCGATTGCGGCGTGAAACCGAAGTGGATGAGGTAAGCCTGCATGATTTCCTCTATGAAGTGGAGCGGATCAACAAAACTATCAGCGGCATTGTTGAGCTGGATTTGATTCACTTCCCGATCAATGCGTCCGGGCAAAGCATCTTGGCTGTGCTGGTCAACAACGCATCAGGCACTGGAGTGCTGCTGCCCACTGGTCGCTCAAACTTTGAGTGTGACGATCCTGATCGCCGTGAAGATCCAGATCCGTTGCCAACTGACCCGCAGCCACCACCGGATCCGCCGGATCCGCCGGATGGTGAGGAAGACCTGCCAGATGATGAAGACCCCGCTCCTCCTGGTCCAGACGTGCCCAACCCACCCGATCCAGCTGAACCGAACCCACCTGAGATTTGTGGCGGAACAGGTGGCGAAGGCAGGCCACTGCCTGGTGACGAGATGGAAGTTTGCGGTGGTACTGAAGTATGCGATGGCATGTACAATGAGTGGTATCTATGTCCTGGCAGCAGCACAGAGATTAATCCTAGCTGCACGAAAGTCAGTCAAGGCGTAGCAGTAAAATATATCAATGCCAACAACAGCGCAGGATTGCGCGTTTTTGTGCGTGGTCGTTGTCCTGATCCAAGTTCACCAGATGGCTATGGACCGCCTACCGATTCTGAGGGCACACCTCCGATCGGGGGTGACGATGGTAAAGACTGGGCGCCAACTCCAAATCCAACCTCAGCAACTCGTTTCCGCATAAATGGGGGCGCTGCTGCTCCTATCGGAGAAATACGGTCTGAACTACTTGATTTTCTATCTACTACAGGCCCTATCATTTATGTGAAACGCGGAACCTTCACGCCTTATGATAATCCCGCACTAATATACTATGGTTGGGTCTGGGTGCGCTATACAGCCCCTAATGGCACTGTCGTAAATGTATCTTCCAGTGCCACTGGAGGTTACATTGATAATGCCTCACTTGGGGGACTAGGAATTAATCCAAAACCATGGGGAGGATCAGTCACCAACCTTGATACTGGTCAGCCTTGGCCGTTCTCTTAATCATGGCCACCTTCCCTGCGCTAAATCCAAATACTCGCACTTATATCCCCGGTGGTGCTGCGGCAACCGCGATAACAACACTTGACGGGGATGAACTAAGTGTCCGCCATACAAATTCTTCCGTTGGCCATATTTTACGGCTGGGATTTGTTGGACTTACGGCTGAGGCGTATAAACAAATTACTAACCATTATATGCTCCATGGCAGGTTTGAGCCTTTTGACTTGTCAGCAACCACGCTGCAAAGCTCAGACTTAGTTTTTCCTGCAAACTACCTGTGGATCTACACAGCAAGTCCAGAAACCACTTACGAGCCTGGCGTTATTACAGTTAGCGTAGAATTAGAATTAATACCTCCCTATACAATATGACGTTCTACCCTTCGCTAATTCCAAACTCAATTAACTATGATTTTGGCTTCTCAAATATTAGTGAAGTAAGCACTTTTGCCGGTCCCATTCGATTCCGACATTCAAATCGTATTAACGGTAACAAGTTGCAGCTTAGCTATAGAGGATTAACGCCAACGCAGGTTCAGCAATTACGCACGCATTACATCCAAAACCAAGGTATTCACGGATATTTTTCTGTCCCGCTTTCTATATGGGGTGGCTTAACAGTTGTTGAGTATGATGCAGTATATCGCTATACCGAACCCCCTGAAGAAGAGCAAATTGGGCTTTACTATAACGTTTCAATTAAGCTAAAAGTTATTGATGGTCTTACGCTTATTTATATTTTGAATGGAGGCGGTGCGTCCTTGCCAGCGACGGTAGCGTTTTCTTCTTTTGCTTTTACGGGGTATGCACCCTTTACACTTAATGGAGGCACAGCAGATCCGGCTAGCCCACTTGCCACACACGTTCTTACCGGAAGGAGTGCATAGCTAGTGACTACACCAACGACCGTCCAGGCACGATTCCAACTGCGTGCTGACACCGCAGCCAACTGGACATCGGTGAATCCAGTGCTGCTGATCAATGAGTTTGGCCTGGAGACCGACACTAAGAAACTGAAGGTTGGCAATGGCTCTACGGCATGGAGCAGCCTTGCCTATTTCCCAAGCATCGTCAGTGGTGGCACGGTCCTGGGCAACCTGGAAATCGGCACCACAGGCACTCTGACGTTTGAGGGCAGCACGGCAGATGGTTTTGAGACAACGCTGGCAGTAGTTGATCCAACGGCCGACCGGACAATCACGCTGCCTAACCAGTCCGGGAACGTGATCGTAAGCGGTAATGCCAGCATCGTTAATGCAGACATCAGCGCCACTGCCGAGATCGCCGTCAGCAAGTTGGCAGATGGCGCAGCCCGGCAGTTGCTACAAACCGATGCAGCAGGCACGGAAGTCGAATGGGCTAGCAACATCGACATTCCCGGCACGCTGGATGTGACAGGCGCTGCGACGTTTGATGCTGCAGTCACGATTGCTGGTGACCTGACAGTCAATGGCACCACCACCAACATCAACACGCAGAACCTTGTCGTTGAAGACAAGAACGTCATCCTTGGTGATGTTGCTACGCCTACTGATGTGACCGCTGATGGTGGCGGCATCACGTTGAAGGGCGCGACTGATAAGACGATCAACTGGGTCGATGCGACGGATGCGTGGACGCTGAGCGAACACGTCAATATCGCAAGCGGTAAAGAGTATCGGATTGCCGGCACGAAGGTGCTGGATGCCACCAGCTTGGGCAGTGGCGTTACAGGCAGCAGCCTCACCAGCGTTGGGACGATCGGCACCGGCGTGTGGCAAGGCACTGCCATCAATAAGACCTATCTCGACAGCACGCTTGTCAGCACGGGCGACACGGGCACTGTTACCAGCACGATGATTCTTGATGGCACCATTCTTAATGCCGATGTCAACGCCTCTGCAGCCATCGCTGGCACCAAGGTATCTCCCGATTTCGGCAGTCAAAACGTCATCACCACTGGCACGGTAACGGGCGCCAGCCTGTCACCGACCAGCAGCACTGCGCCTACCAATGGCGTCTATTTAGCCGCCGCAAATACTGTGGCAGTAGCAACTAACAGCACGGGCAAGCTGTTTATCAACTCCAGCGGGCAAGTAGGCATAGGGTCTTCGACGGTCGCTGGTCGTCTACAAGTTGGAACAACTCTCCATACTGATAATAATGCTCTTGTCTTTAATAGAGGGATTAAGCCCAGTATCACCGCGAGTCAGACAGCAATACTCTGCGAACATAACGGAATCGGCAGCGCCGAATGTCTTACCTTTATGTCAGATGCGGGCTATAAATTTCTTGATGATACTGGTGTTAATGAATTGATGCGCCTTACATCAACTGGATTAGCGATTGGCACTACGAGTCCTACTGATACAAACGGGTTTGGAAACTGCATCGACATTCGTAGTTCCACTGGCGCTGCCATTTACCTTCGGGACAATGATGACACCACAAATGATACTTTTGTCATCGGCAGAGACAATTCAGATTCTTATTTGATTTCAAATTCTGGCAACCTGCTATTTTCAAATAACGGCAGCGAACGCGCCCGCATCGACTCCAGCGGACGCCTGTTAGTTGGCACGTCTTCTCCTGCTGGCGATTTTGTAAATACAGGCAATAATTACATTGGCGCTTTTCAGGTTGCAAGAAATGTTTATGATGGCGTTGCTCAATTTCATCAATGGTCTAGCAATGCATCGTTAAACAGTGAAGGCGGCAATCAAATATTTATTAGCCGCTGCAAAAGCGGAACATTGGGTACGCATACAGGCGGCGCACTTGCATCTGGAGATGGTATCGGACGTATTATTTTTAATGCTTCCGATGGAACAAACTTTAGAAATGCGGCATTTATCACTGCGGAAATAGATGGCGGTGTTTCAACGGGTGATGTTCCGGGCAGGCTAGTGTTCTCGACTACCGCCGACGGGGCGAGTTCTCCGACGGAGCGGTGGCGATATACAAATAATGGTGAAACACAAATCCGCAATATGGCGGAAGTGTTTCCTGTGACTGATAATGCTTGTTTGCTTGGCAAGAGTGGCTTTAGATGGTCCGCCGTCTTTGCGGCAAACGGCACTATCCAAACATCTGATGAACGCGCAAAGGCGGACATTGCTGATGCCGCTCTTGGCAGTGATTTCGTTAAATCCTTGCGCCCAGTTTCCTATAAGTGGATTGAAGGTGGCAAGCGTGATACGGGTGAACGTGATAAAGACAATAACTACATCTACGAATCCGTTCCTGGAGAGCGCACCCACTGGGGGTTTATCGCTCAAGAAGTGAAGGAAGCGGTTGATGCTGCTGGTGTTGACTTCGGCGGCTGGGTGTTAACCGATAAAGATGACCCCGACAGCCAGCAGGCTCTGCGTTACGACCAGTTCATTGCACCGCTGACCAAGGCACTTCAAGAGGCACTGGAGAAGATCGAAACCCTTGAGGCCAAAGTTGCTGCTCTTGAAGCCCAGTAGTCCCCTTCACTACCATGCCTGACACCACTGCCTACGAGGAATACTGCGAAGCCAGTCTTGACCTGAGCAATCAGGACGATGTTGGCGATCCAGTGCAGGCGCCTCCTGTTGATGATGGACGGGCAACCGTCCTAGTCACGCCAATCCATCCCACCTAAACTCACACAGAACGGCTCTGCATTATGGCCAAATCAACTCCAACCCCCACCACAGTCTTCACCTGGAAGATCGCGCAACTTGAGCGTGAGTGCTCTGACGGGTTTGTGTTCACGTCGCACTACACCGTGGACGCGAATGACGGCACCTACTCCGCCGGCGCATACGGCTCTGTTGGTTTTCAACGCCCGGAAGAGCTGATTCCTTACGCTGATTTGACAGAGGACTTGGTGGTGTCTTGGACACAAGAAGCCCTAGGTGGCGACGAAAAGGTAGCCGAAATCCAAGCTGCCCTTGAAGCCAACCTTGCTGAACAGCGCCAGCCCACTAAAGCCACCGGCGTGCCCTGGTAATGCCCGTCAAATCGAAAACTGCGCTGGGTCGCATTGAGTTCAAGCCCGGCAAACCTAAGCGCACCCGTCAAGGGCAGGGGCAACATTCCCTGCCTAACCATGGGCGTAAGAAGATGCGCGGTCAGGGCAAGGGCTGATGCCTTGCACTGTTGCCATAATGAGAGCGAAGCCAGAGGCTAGTCGTGGTTGAAATTCTTGCTGCCATCACGGGGGCGAGCATCAGTGTGGCGGCGTATGCGTTCACCGGTATTGCACGGCGCAATGTTGAAAGCCGCGACTCTGTGCTGCGTTTGACCATGGCGGTGGAATCGGTCGCCGCAAAGATGGAGGAACTTCATATTGATTTCAAGTCAGATCGCCGCGAGGTATTTGGACGGCTGAACCAGATGGAGCAGCGGCTGGCCAAACTGGAAGCAAAGCCCTAGCCTGAGGTGTCTGCTTTTTTTGTATGACCACCGAACAGCTCGCAATCGCCGCTGTGATTGTTGCCGCCGGCTCTGAAATCATTGGCATGTCACCTCTGCGCTCCAATAGCTGGGTGCAACTGCTGCTGCAAGGTCTCAAGATAATGTTCCCCAGACGGCGGTGAAGGAACTACGCCTGATCAAGTTCTTCGATCACTTCGACAAGAAGGATCCGTACCATCGCGCTGCGATTGCACAGCTAGAAGAACGCCTGCCTGATAGCCTGTTCACCCGCAAGAACAGTTGGTTCAAGGTCTGGAGCCAGTCAGGCAAGCGCATGGGTTAGGGCTGAAACTTCCTGCCCCAACCTGACTTTGCACCCTCGGGCAGCCATCGGTATTGCAGCATGGCGCGGCTATACACAGCCTGATTGCCTAGCATCACCGACCCGCTGTAGCCGTCGTTAACGCTGCCGTAGGGGTCATTGACAATGAAATCACCTTTAGCCGTCATGCCGCGCACCACCAACATGTGACCACCTGTTGGTGCAGACAGACTGCCGCGATGCAAGATGCCAATCACAACAGGACGCCCTGCCTTCAACTCTGTCTCTAGGTCAGCAAAGCCCAGGTTGGTGTGCCAGGTTGACTTCAGCCCATACGAAGCCAAAAGCCTGCCCTGTGCGCCATGGTCAGTGGTGTCGCCATAGCCGCCATTGAGCAGCTTGCGGAGGTAGTCATCATCACCCTTGATCTTGCCTGGCATGAAGAACGCCAAACACATGGCACAGCTAGAGCTGTTGCAGGTGCGTTGCGCCTGGGTGAAGTTATCGACTTGGTTGAAGTACGGCACGGCAAGGTTGATGCTGCCATCACCAGCGGGCTCGGGCTTGTCCTCCTCACCGTCTAATTCAGCCCAGTGACCATTGAACAGCCACCAGATTCCAAGGCTGTAAGGCAATTCAACCTGCGTGTGCTTGCCCTGCGTGGCAAGGATTTTGGCACCCTTAAACACCTTGCCCTTGTCGATTTCTGATTTTTCGTTGGCTTCTAGATCACTACCTGGCACTGGCTCCTTCTTCAGCAGCGTGTTGTGAGTGGCAGTCAGATCTGTGGTTTTGGGTGCTGCAACGACCGCTGTAGAGCAGAACAGATTAACCTCCTCCATCCGGCGACGGACCAAACCTGCTAGACCGTTATTGGTCCAGCGAGGCAGTTCTGCCTTGGCAACAGTGTTCGGATCCTCGCCAGCGTTTAGGCGTTTCCGTAGCGTTGATTCCTGCAATGCTGTGTTGCCACAGTTGAACGCAAAGCTGACGAGCGCATCAAACTGGCACTGTTGAAGCGGCACAGTGATTAGCTTATTGACGCCCTTCTCAAATCGCGCCAGATCCTTGAGCAGCAAAGCCTCGGCTTCAGCCTGAGTGATAGTTTTGCCTGGCGTGACGTGCGGACCCGTGCTGCCAAAGCCAATGGTCGGTATGCCAACCGGGCAAATGTAGGTGCTGAGCCTGCAACCCTCAAACTCTTTGATCAGTGACAGCCCAGCCTTGGAGATTGAAGCCATTAGCACACAGCGACTAATCAACAATAGCTTGCCTGGCTACCGTGTCCAATATGCTTTAAATCAATGACCTGGGGTAAATGGATGGTCGTTGAGTTTACCGTAGAGGAAGAACTACGTCTGGAAACGCAATGTCGATCAGCCTATAACTGTACAGACCTACAACAGTTAGCCCACCTTTGCTCCTCACTTGTTAGGCAAAACGCTTATTACACCAAGTTAGTAAAGCAAGCTACAGGTCACATAGCAGAGATTGAAATGACAGCCCTGTTCAGTCAAGAGCTACAGGTTGTAAATTTAAGTGAACCTAAGAAAGATGACACTCAGGTCCGAAACCCGTTTCTAAATGTTCTGCTGATAATTCTTGGGGTTGTGATGGAACTAGGGGAGTTTTGCTTTGATCTGCTGCGGCGAGTGATACCAGCCAAGACTCCAGAGAATCACGACTAGCTGTTTTAGTTGGCATCTTTAAAAATTGCCGTACCTCTGCTGTTGTGCGAGCAATGATGCTCGCATTTTTTGCGTAACATATAAAATAACGACCGTTCCAGTCTTTGCCGGTTTCAACGGACATACCCGTTGGCAAATGTAGCGTTTCGCGTTTCATCGCAGTAAACCAATCAAGCGATCTGTCATGGTGCGCCAGTTAATGATTGGTTCACGATGTTTCCAAGACACACTCAACGGTGCAGTTACAATTTCAGCCATTTGAATAGTGCTAAACCGATGCCCACAACTGGGACATTTGCGGCGACGATAAAAATCGCCGCTACTCGTGCGGCATGTTCTAATGATGTCAGTTGTCAGGCAACCGCAAGAGGGGCAAGGTGGTCCGATCCTGTTGATTCCCATGGTTTAGCCCCAGCCCCAGATCAAGCTGGAGCTGTGTTTCTGTGACAGGAACTTTCCCGGCGGTCCCTCTTTTAGTATTTTACGCAGCTCTCGTTCTGACTTGTGGAGTAACTTGCTACAGGTATCTTGCGCGATTCCAACAGTTCTGCTGATTTCACGTATTGAGCAAGGCTCCTCACCGTTTAACCCATATCGCAAAATGATTATTTGTTGATGCAAGCTGCACATATAAGTCAGTGCCTGGCGGATGGCTTCTATCTGAGTGCCTAACAGCAAATCCTGTTCCGGGCGTTCCGTTTCGGCTGGTATCAAGTCAATGACTGAGCTGCCTTCCTCTCGTTGTGTACGCACTTTGGCATCAAGGCTTACTGCGTCTTGTGCGCCGCGCATATAATCACGCAAAGTCTGCGGCGCAATACCTACAAAAGTCGCGCAGGTATCAAGGCTTGGTGGCTCACCGTGCTCCTCTTGGTATTCAAGCGTAAAAATACGAAC